CAGCATAACCCATTCTACCTGTAACTGATTCCGCATGTAAACGGAACCACTCCATTAAAGCTTGAGACGCTGAAGGACCAATTGGGTCTTTAAATGTCATTCTAATTTCATTCCACTCGAATCTACCTGCAACATATGTTGAGGTGTTCAAGAAAGGAATTGCAACTGAGTTAATTTTTGCTGAAGGTCTAGCCGCCGATGTTACATACCATTCATTGATACCCAAAGATGATGGGAATCTAACGATAAATCGGTTTACTCTTTTCGGTTCGTATGGAACCGGCATTTTCATTAATAAATCTGCCATTTTGTATTTGTTAAGTTTTTTAGTTATTTTTACCTTCTAATAAATATACCTCAAATGGAAATAATTTTTTTTAAGATTATATATCAGAAATAGTTGTTTTTATCAATAATTTTTCGTAGTTTTTTACAAGCCCCAGTATTACCAGTTCCAGTATAAAATTTCTCTAATTATCTATCATTAAATATAAATACTAGTTTAACTAGTTCTAGTATACTGGATTGGGTATAATTGTATAAAAATTATAAAATATGTTTCCACGTGGAACATCTAAGAAATAAGAAAGGGTTCCACAACGGGAACCCTTATCTATTTTATATCTCCTTTTAGATTAGATATTTTCAAATGAAGCTCCTGTTGGAGTAATGATGAACTCTACATCAATAAATTCAAGAGAACGAGTTGGTTTGATATAAATCTTACCTCTCAATGTATTAGCGTCAATGTCCTCAGGATCACTTGATACCGATACACGGAACTCATAAAGACCTCTTTCCTTCTTAATTGATTCCAAAATTGGGTTTACCAATCTTAAGAACTCATTTCTAACCTGTTCGTCATTTTGTTCAAATAACAATCTAACAGCAACCGCAGAAATTAATTTTCTTGCTCTTAAAAGTAATCTTCTTACGTTGATTCTATCAAGTGCCGATTCTTTAACTTGTAAGGTTTTGTTACCCCAAATAATTGTACCTGTATCAGAGAATGTTGCAATTGGGTTTATTCTGTTTTTGTAAAGGTTATCTCTTTCATCAAGTGTTAATTTCTTAAACGCTTTGATTGAGTTAACAATACCTCTTGAGTAACCCGCCACCGCGAACCAAGGATATGATACATTATCTGTCAATGCAATGTTTCTTACAACCTCCGCAGTTGGTGGGATGTAAAGTTGTGTGGCATTGTCAGTGTCTCTTACTTGAATCCAAGGCCAATATGTTGCTGAATAGTTAGAATCTAATCCTAAGTTATCAACTTCTTCAGAAATGTCGTCTGCCGATGTAATAAATTCAGGACCCGGAGCGTTCATGATATATAACGAATCCGCTCTTTCGTTTTCTACCATATCAATTGCTTGATTTACTAGTGAACTGTGATTTAAGAAATCGATACCAGGAGTTGCAAATACATTAATATCAACAGCTTCAGGGTTTGCAAATGTCTCAATACCTTGTAAATAAGAGTAGTAATCAGAATTAGCAACATCAACATTAAACACACCACCATTGTCTTGGTTGTTAAGTGTATATGTAGATTTACCAAAAATGTTAGCATCTCCGAATGTTCTTACGTTTCTATAGATGTCCCATCCATCAAAACCACCACATACCGCAAATGTAAATTTACGATTTGCTAATGTTGTAAGTTTATTACCTGTTCCTGATTGACCCTCTAAATCATATGGAGTTGTTTTAAACGCATATCCTGAGTTTGTTGCCCCTGTGATAGTTGATGCATTTGATGATAAGTGGAAACCGTGTGTTACACCATTTGCACCTAAACCCTTATATTTCAATAAATCTCTGTCAAAACCAATTTTAGAAGAAAGACCTAATGATACTTTTCTAATTTTATCACCACCTTCAATATTTTCAGAACCATCTGCGTCGTATGTTACAACATCACCAGCGTCATAGTAATCTGTTTTATATAAAACATCACCTAATTGTGAACCAGAACCAAAACTTGAATTAGTTGTAAATCCTTTGAACCCTGATGGGAAAGCATCTGTTGGGTGACTACTTGCCATTGACAACATTATATACTTTGAACGTAATTCATATTCACCATCTGATGTACCCACTTTTCTAGCAACATAACCTGGTAAATCAGGATTCATTGAACATCTTGAATATTTCTCAAGAACTACTTGATTGTCATCTGTATCGTTAAAATCACGTACAATTAAATCAAATTCACCCGTTTCAAGATTAATATTTTGAACTGTTATTTTAACTTGGAAGTTAGCGGCTTCACCGTCTGATATCGTAATAACATCAAACAAATCTGAAACGTTACCACCACGTACTTCTGAAACTACAGTTGGTGACAATGTCGTATCCCAAGATTTTATAAAGTTATCACCATCACTTTCATAAGCTTCGGTTAAACTTAAACCTCTTACATATCCTCTTTGGAACGCCTCTTTTAATAATTTTGGATAAACTTCATGAACATAAAGAGGAAATTCGGTTCTACTCTTATCAAATACACTTGTACCTAATACTTTTGTGATGTATTTTGTGGAAGTTGTATCTAAAGAACAAGTGTAAGATTTAGCACCCGTCGAACCCGTAACATTAATAATAAATTCACCTAATGGATTAATTTCAATGTTATCAACATCTTCAGTTATTGAGAAATAACCGTTTGTTGTAATTTCATGTGACAATGTGTTTCCACTATAACCACCTCTTGATCTCAAACCAGCAACAACTACGTTATCATAATCTGAGTTTAAACTAGCGTTATATGTGTATTTTGTTACATCAAATCTAGTTGTCCCACTATTGTAAATAAATTTATATGAATAAACTTCATCATTATTACTTGACACTAACGTATTGTACCATTCTTTTCCATTTACATTAACGTCATATAATTTACCTGTTAATGGAGAAACCACTTCGGTTCCTGTTGGTTCAGACCCTGTACCCAATTCTCCCATAATAAACCAGTTATTATGATTTGCGGATGTGAACCCACTAAAAGTTTTGAAAATATAGTCAGTAATTGAATCACCATCTATTGATGTTTTACCCGATAATTCAGCGTAAAGAGTGCTACTTGTTAAATTTGCCATGGTGTTACCTGACATTACTAAACCTGTTGTTACTCCACTGTATGTACCTAAGTTAATACCTCCGATTGTTTTGATACCAAATGTTTTGTTTGGTTTATATCCTGTCAAACCTAAAATTCTTGTTACGAATAATTGGTTAGACTCTTGTAAATAAGATTTAGCAACATAAGGAAGTTCATATTTTGGATTTAAGTTACCGTCCTTTTCTGGAGAAGTACCACCAAAATATGTTTTAAATTCGTCGAAATCTGTAATTAAAATTGGTTCGAATGCTGGACCTTTTAATGTCTCACCCACTAAACCCAATGTTGTTACTCCGACGCTCTGTGCTACGAATGTTAGATCCTTCTCAGATGTGTAGACACCTGGAGAAACGAATACTCTGTTTGAATTTGCCATCGATTTTTGTTTGGTTAATTAATTTTATTAGTTATCTAATAAATATCTTTGTTTTTACCAAAGATTTCCCTACTTTTTTAAAAAAGATATATTTATATCTTTTATTATCTTTTATTATCCTTCTATATGGAAAACAAGCAGAAAAACGTAAAAATCAGTGACAAACACCACGAAATGTTAAAAATACATTGTGAAAAAAATGGATTAAAAATCTATAAAGTTTTAGAAAAATTTATAGAGGACACCTGTAAACCTAAAAAGAAAGACATTTACGGAGAAAGTTAGTGTAAGTATGTAACACCAATTACTGAACCGATAACAGGGACACCTAATAATGTTACTTGATTTGTTCCCGTAATGTCAAAACCAGAACCCTCCTCTTCAACAAGACCGTTAATATCTAAGGTAACAATCGCATCTATTGAATTTAATAACGTAAATGATACTGAACCGCCGTTATATGTGTAATATTCTGTCGAAACTTGTATGGTCTTACCGTAAGTGTCAACAATGATATTATTTCGTCCTTTATAATATGTTATAATAATAGTACTACCTTCTGAAGGGGCCTCACTAAAAGTAATTTTTGATGTAGTAGAAACGTGGAAATATTCAACATCTCTTTCTTGTAAAAGACCGTTAACTGAAACATTAAATAAAATACCAATACTTTCACCAACACTAAATTGGGTTTGCATACCATCACCCGTAAATGACATTACGGTAATATCGATAATTTTATTAACAAATTTCTTTTGATAACCCTTTGGTTCAATAAATTCATTTAACAATATCATTCTACTAATTGCTGGTTTTACTTCAAATTCTTCCGAATCTATAAGGAAACCTAACATTGTGAATTTATAATTCTGTAAATAAAATCTACGACCATCTATAAGTTCCATCGGTGTATTATCCTCAATACTGTCTAATATTAATGGTACATAGTGACCCTTTACGGTGGTGTACGCTTGTCTAGATGAGAATTTTTGTAATACTATCTTATTGAACTTGTTTAAATCTCTAATTTTAGTACATACAATATTAATTTCATATGTAATATCAATTGCCACTGGTTGTGGCATTTTATAAACGTCCGCACCTAATTGACTTCCGTTCCAAGTTGGTACCGAAGCGTAATAAAATGTACTTCTATCAGGTATGGTTCTTTGTACTACTGGATTTGTTCCGGGTTGAACCTCAGGTCTTCTAACAATAGATACAAAAGGTAATTTCATGTTACCATCATCATCCGAAAATTCCCAATTATTTGAAAACTCACCCCACCTTTGTATGGTTAATATTCTTGGTATAATTGGAATAGTATTACCGTCACTAACCACCTTGAAATTGGTTTTAACGAAGTCTAACATTCCACCATCTAAATCCTCATGTAATATGGAATCGGGTAAGTACGAGTCTGATTTAGTTATTCTATCCAATAACTCCTGTCTTCTCTCAATTACCTGTTTACCTTGATAAGTTTCCCTACCTGCGTACACATCAATATTATTTTTTCTTTTAGGTACACCCATATTATACGCCTCTAAATTCGGATTCCTGTGCCGGTACACATGTTATAGTTCTATAATGTGGTTTGAAACCAAACATTTTATGTTTATTATCGGATGTTACTCTACCATCATTTGACACTGTGTAATATCTTAACCTTTCTTCACTGTCTGAATATCCAATAAAATCACCATATCTAATATCAATTTTTAACTCCTCCAAGTGAGTAATATAAACGGATAATGTTAAATTACCCGGTTCAGCGTAACGATTTAATCCATTTTTATAAGATGAGTTTTTAGGTTCGTCTATTTTAACCAACGCATTAAACTCAATCGGAGGTAGATATTTTACTTGGTCCTTTCCCACTTCCGCATAAATGTCATCCGTAACCGTATTTTGTCTATCAACACGATAAAGGACTAATTTCATATTCAAATCACCATGTAAGTACTCTTGACCCATCTGAATATTGATGTTAAAGTCATCCTGTGAAAAGAATTTACTAAGTCTTGTAATTGGAACCTTGTTATTCATATCCTAATAAATAGTTTAATCTTACAATCTATTTAGTTATATTATATTATATTATGGAAACAAAAATTCCCGAGGTAGAGGCTCGTAACATTTTATCAACATATGAGGGTTCTAATAATCAATTATTAGAATGGAAGAGAAAATTAGTGGAAGTTAAAAATTTTAAGTTAACAAGACCACAAGCTGAGTATGTTTTTAAATTTAAAGACGTTACCCCAAAAGTTGCAAGAAAACATATCAATATAGTTAGTACGTTTGGTGAAAAGATAATGGAAGAAAGATTACTTCCAATACCACCGACTAAAATTTGGTGTGAAAAATTATTATGTGAATCGGATAAAGCATATCATATATGGGGTAAGGTTTTAGAAAGTGATCAATTAAACGCGATGTGGTTACCCAAGGCAGCAATAGTACAGGAGGAAAAGAAATTAAATAGAGTTATTGATTATTCCCCCTATAGTACAAGACCTCCAATGGACCATCAAAAAATTGCTGTTGAAAAATTATTGGCTAATGATAAATTTATTTTGGCGGATGATATGGGTTTAGGTAAAACAACTTCTGCGGTAATTGCTTCGTTAGAAAGTAAAGCGAGGAAGATACTTATTGTTTGTCCCGCATCTTTGAAAATAAATTGGGAGAGGGAAATAAGAAACTATTCTGATAGAAAAGTTTTAATTGTCGAAGGACGTAAATGGGGTTCCACTTTTGATTTCTACATTATTAATTATGATATTATTAAAAACTACCACACTACAGACAAGAGTGAAGATAGCGACGATTATAAATTATTGGTTAATGCCAATTTTGACTTGGCAATCGTAGATGAGGCTCACTACATTTCAAACGCAACCGCAAACAGAACTCGTTTATTAAATGATGTTCTTGAGACCATACCAAAAGTTTGGTTATTAACGGGTACACCAATGACATCAAGACCAATAAATTATTTCAATTTATTAAAGATTGTTGAGTCACCATTAACCTTAAATTGGCAAGCGTATGTTCGTAGATATTGTAAAGGTTACCAATTCAATGTTGGTAATCGTAAAGTTTGGAACACAAGTGGTGCAAGTAATTTAGATGAACTTCGTGAACGAACTAAAAATCTTGTTCTTCGTAGAATGAAAACTGACATTCTTGATTTACCCGAAAAAATTGTTACACCTGTGTTTGTTGAATTGAGTAGTAAGATGTACGATGAAGAGTTAGAAGAGTTTACACGTATCAGTAACGATAAGAAAAATGATGAGACAATAACTGTGACATTAAATCGTTTAATGAAAATTAGACAACTTATTGCTTACGAGAAAATACCATATACTTGTGAATTAATTGATAAGTGTTTGGAACAAGGTAAAAAAGTGATTGTCTTGACAAACTTCACAATGAGTCTTGATATGTTACATGAGAAATATAAAAAGAACTCAGTAACTCTTGATGGTCGTATGAATAAAGATAGACGTCAAGAAAATGTGGACAGATTTCAAAACGATGATAAAATAAAAGTGTTCATTGGTAACATTAAGGCTGCGGGTGTTGGTATTACATTAACCGCCGCGGAAGTTGTAATTATGAATGACTTATCATTTGTACCGGCCGACCATTCACAAGGTGAAGACCGAGCTTATAGATATGGACAAAAAAATAGTGTTCTTATTTACTATCCTGTATTTGAGAACACTGTTGAAAAGATTATATATAATATCTTACAGAAGAAAAAAGGAGTTATTGACCAAGTAATGGGTGACGGTGAATATTCAGAATCCTTTAGTAAAGATTTATTGAAAAGTCTTCTTTAATTCAACAAATTTATTTTCAAGAAGTTTAATAAGATTCTCATCTTTAAAATCACCAATTTTAATATTAATCATTTTCTCAGGTTCTTGTTGAAATATAATATTGTTAACTTCACCGGGTAAATGTTCAATTTCAATTAATATTTTATTACTAAAACAAAATTTAGCAATTTCATTTAATTTTTCTGCTACCATTATACTCTCTTTAATTATTATTGAATGTGTTATTTCATTTTTAAAAAATATATTATAACCTACCCTACTAATATATGGTTTTAAATTTTGAAATAATATTATTTCAGTTTGATTATCGTTTATGTCCACATAACACCAATAATCTACCTCGGCTCTTAAATCATTAGCTGCACCCTTTATTAAATAACCGGTTTCTGATTTATTAATTACTTTACCACCTTTAACTTGAATTTTGATTATTTCCTTTCTTTTATAAATGTCTTTTGTCACAACAGTTAACATCACGTCGATACCAATAAAATCATTTGGGTCACCTCGTTCTAAAGCGAAGTCCATATTAATTATTTTGTATTCACTAAATAACTGTTTTATTTTATACATTAAAGCAATAATCGTTATTTGACCTTTTGTCCACGATTCATTACATCTAAACCAAAAATGATAAAAATATTTTGTTTCAATATTAGTGGTGAAATACAATTCAAAATTTTGTTCAACAAACTTAAAAAGAATATTTAAATTATCTTCCCACTTTTCTCTATCGTTAAAATCCAATTCAATACCCGTTGAATCATAAAAAAAATAAAAAAAATCGTGAAAACAATATGGGTGAGTATTTGGTGTGTTTCTCCAACACCAAGAAATTGCAACTTCGTTATCATAATTTAAAATACCAAAGTTTCTATTTTTATACCAATACCCCCAAATCCCTAACTCCTTACCTTTTTTTTCAAATACGTAATTACATTTATTCTTATATAATTTTTTAAAGTCACCCTGTAAAAGACCTTTAAAATAATCATATTTATATTTCCTATTATATGACGTTAATATTTCCATAAGTCAAATATATGATATTTATAAGAATATACCAAATTATGGCAGCAACTATCATTTCACAACCAGAAAAAGAAAAATTATATACACAGGTAATGCACCTTTTAGGTATGCCTGTTCGTGGAATAGAATTAACCGAAGAACAGATGGACACCTTTATGGAGTTATCTTTGTCTGAATATGAACAATATGTATCAGATTGGTTAATAGAATCACAATGGTCAGCATTGGCCGGATTAGACGTAGACACCCAATCACTAACGAGAGCATTTACAACAAGAAGTGTCGATTACGAAACTCAGTACACATATGCTTATTCAAAAATTGTGGGTTTACAGGCTGGTGGTGATAATGAAATGAAAAAAGATTACATTGAACTTTCAGGAGGTACACAAACATACTTGATTCCTGCGGGTCGTGAAATAAACGAATTATTATGGTTCACAAGAGCAGAATTAACCGACTCAATTGTAGATCCATTTATCGGTGGTTTTGGTGGTCTTGGTGGTGTTGGATTTGGTGGTGTTGGTGGTTTCGCCCAAGTCGGAGCGTCGGGGTCATATTTTATGTTACCAGCGTATGATTTGTTATTAAGAATGCAAGATAGAAACATAAAAAACCGTCTTATCGGTGGTGAATTAACATATAGAATTACCGCAGGTCCTAATGGTACTAAATTAGTACATCTTTATAATGTACCGGGTGGTAAATTTGATTTTGGTTCAATAAGTACTAACAATTATAAGGTTTGGTATTGGTATTATGATACAACAGATAGAGATACATGTTTAGATAAAAATAAGGACGTAATTAAATTACCGTCCGATGTTGATACAGAACAATTAACTTGGGATTCGTTAAATAAACCAGCACAAAACTGGGTTAGAAAATATTTGATTGCATTTTCAAAAGAAGGTTTGGCAAGAATATGGGGTAAATTTTCAGGTGATTTACAAGTACCTGACAGTTCTGTTAAATTAGATTACTCTTCATTATTAACTGAAGCTAAAGATGAAAAATCTAAATTAGTGGAAGAACTTATGGCTAGATTAGAAAGACTCCGCCCCGATAAACTTCTTGAAAGAAAGGCTAACGAAGCGGAGAATTTAAATAAGTCTCTGAAGTTTAGAGCAATGCCAACACCTATTACGGTTATCTAAACCTCGATAGCGTGATATGCGTAATCGTGATTATTATTTTCAATAATTTCGTCTTCATTACTGATAGTACTTTCCGCCTGTAGACTTACTACTTTTCTATTGTGTTCAACCCAATATTGGTCAACCAATTTTAAACTGTCTTCTACATACATAAAGTAAGGGTCTCTTTGTACTCTGTTCCAAAATATAACCTCACTATCGGATAAAGTCATAACCTCATCGAATTTATCTTGACCTCCTTCTTTTAGGGGATAGCCATTAACAAGTTCACATTGTGATTTTGTAAAATATTGTCTATCCTTCGGGTCCTCAACTAAAATATCTTCACGAATATTTGGGTTAAATGCAACCAATAAAGGTTCGACCCTTTTATTAAAATTATTAAGATAACGAGGAACATTATAATCACCTTTTAAATTGGGGTTATTTGTTATTTCTTTTTCATCAATCATGTAACAATTAACTTCAATATAACCATCGGGCATTGGGTACCCATTTTTTGTAGTAAACTCTTCTTGTTGTTTCTTTGTTGGTTTTGTTATTTTTTGAACGTCACCGGAAGATTTTTTTGTTCCGTTATTAATGTAATAAATTGTATCACCTAAACCAGCAGGATAATCATTTAATATAATTAACTCCATGTGTGCTTGTCTTGACATTAAAGAACCCGCCTTCGTTGTCTTGGTTACATATTTTTTATATTCATTAATACCTTGCTTAACACGAGCCTTATTTGCTATTTTTGATAATGGGATTTCTTTATCATAAATCTTTTGTACATAATCATAGTACAATTCTACAAATGAATGTCCATCACCATTTAACAAATATTTTAATCCCTCGTCTAAGAACTCAACAATATATGTCTGTAATTTTTTCGATTTAATTGTATTACCCGTTAACTTAATTTTTTCTTTACCTTTCTTAATCAATTTAATGATATAGTTTTTACGAGAAACGTTAATACAAGAAGGTGCGGTGTAATCAATATCAAGACCCATTTCATTTCTCATAAAGATATCATTGAATTCCGCTGTGTGAGCTTCAATACCTTTATATTCTTTTCCTTCAATTACTAATTCATTTAAACCTTTACCAATATAAACGGCATCTTTCGCACTATCAGGTGTTTCAAAGTTAACACCATCTGTATCCATTACAAGTGGTTTATACCCTTTCTTCATATAGAACATAATCATCATACGTAAACACTGACGACCAATACAAGTAATAGTTTCACCTGAATCCATTTCCCCCCAAGGGAATACGTGTGGGGCAGATAATGAACCAAAATATGCGTTAATAAAAATCTTAATTGGTAATTGTTTACGGTCGTACATTTCTGCCGCAACAGGGTCACTATCTTTTAATTCGCTGGCAAGGTGTTTATATTTGATACGAATGTTACGGAAATATTTTAACATCGATTTTTGTACTCCCATAACATCACACGCGGGAAATACATCATACACTAATTGAATTGATGGGTAGAGTGATGAATAGTCAAACTTAA